TCTGCACACTCATACTCCAATTGTTTAATTCTGTCTTTAGACTGTGTGTCAGGTTTTTTTATCTGCATACCTTCTAAGACCCCAAAAGCATTTTTAACTTCACCATTCATTACCATATCTCCTTATATTGGTAGTTGTGCTGATTTTTCGACTAAAAAATTTAAATCTCTTGCATTTGCCTCAATCTTTTCTTTGAGTCCTTTAGTAAGTAATCGTGCAACAGATTCGGGTTCTAACTCATTTTTTTCACAATACCAAACAACAGCATCCATGTGAGTTATCTTTTTTTCCAAAGCAACTTTTTCAATTTCTAAGGAAAATATTTTTGGTGTTTGCAATAACATCTTAGGTCTATATTTAGATTCTTGCATTGTGTGTCCTTTGTGATTATTGTTTATGGAGCTGGTGATAGGAATCGAACCTACGACCTGATGCTTACAAGGCAGCTGCTCTACCAACTGAGCTACACCAGCATTAATTTTTAGCATTGGTCTGATAAAACAACACCAGCCATATTTTTTTCTTCCCACTCTGCAATGGTTTCAACTAGTAAAGGTAGATATTCTTTTTTATCTTTTACAAACTCTTGAACTTCACCATCTTGTGTAACAACGAGAATACAGATTTGGTTTATCTCAATTCCTGTGCGTTCTTCAAACATTTCTGCGTATGCAGCTGTTTGAATATAATATGATTCGTTATATTCATCTTTGCGTGGATTAGTAGATGTCTTAAAATCAATAATAGATAATACACCATCAAATTCAGCAATACAATCAACTCTGCCTGCAACTCTATACTTGTCACTATAAAGTCCTGCTTCTTGAGAGTAGATATTGTCAACACGATCTAAAACATTTTCACGCAACTGTGTAAAGAGTGCATGTGGTAAAAAGTTTTTAGTATGATTTTGCATGTCTTGATTGTTTAAATAATCTTCGCACATGTGATGAACGGCAGTACCACGAGCAGCAGCTGTTCGTGAGATGTAGTTTGCTACATCATTACCAACACGCTTACGCCATGCGTTCAGACCTTGCTTATTGCGTATAGAGAGGACTGTAGTGATTGAGGGGTACTCGTTACCCTCTGGTGTTTCATATAAACGAGTTCCGTCTTTGTTGGTTGCTTTTATCTCAACTAACGATATTGGTTTGTGTGTATGTTGCATTGTAGTTTCCTGCCATAATATTAAGTAATAATTATAACATAGCTATATGTTATTGTCAAGGGGTAAAGGTTTAATTATTCAATGCCCATTCCTAGTTTGGTCTTTTGAATAAGATAGTTACGAACAAATCCTGAGCGAACAATATCTCCAATATTAAATTCTGTACAATCGAACTCGTCCATGTTTTGTAAAATCTGTAGGAAATCCATAAGTCCATTTTTCTCATTAAGCTTAGTCAAGTCAGATTGTCCAAAATCTCCACAGAAGAAAATCTTAGAATTTTGACCTACTCTGGTAATGATGGTGTCCAATTCGTGGAAGTTTAGATTCTGACATTCATCAACAATAATGATACTATTGTCAAAGGTCAGACCTCTAAGAAATGATGTTGATAAAAAGAAAAAACTTCCCTGTGATTTCAAGCGTTCATACAACATACTAAATGCTTGTTCGTTTGGTTGTTCAAACATAAATTGCATCATGTTAGAATATGGTACTTGATAGAGTGCAGCTTTATCTTCTTCATCGCCCGGCAAGAAACCAATCTCTCTTGTAGGAATAAGTGAACGCACCACGATAACTCTATCGAATGGTGTTTCGGGATTTAATACTTGTTTCAATGCAAGGTATAATGAAATGAAAGTTTTTCCTGTTCCAGCACAACCAAATAGAAATTGATTCTTATCTTTTTTCCAAGACTCAAATACATTTTTTTGACTGTCGGTTACAGGTTTAATTGTAGTCAGTTGACTGAAGGTTATATCTTTTTTATTTGCCATTACCAATCCTTTTTAAAAAGAGAGTGTGATATGCTATGGTCAATATTATTTCGCACAACATACCACACAAGGTGTATGAAAACTGAAATTAGTTTATCTTGTTATTCATACAAAACTATTTAGTTACTTTACAAGTTCATTATTCTTATATTCTTTGGAAATATTATTTAAATCGTGTGACTTTCCAATACTTTTTACTTTGTGTTTTTTAAGAACAGCATTAGTTTTAGATGTTTTTATATCTTTATTTGTACCAAATTGGTCAGCTAATGGTGAATTGGGGTGTGCGGCAGATATCCTTGCCATGTTTTCTTTGAATCCATCATCAGTCTTAAAACTTCTTCCTGCGATACCACTAACAAGTGCTGGAGCTGTATTAACTATAGTTTTAAATGTAGGGTGTTCTTCTAAAAAAGATTCTAATTCAGACCAAGAACAAAATGTTTCAGACATCTCATCAGTTTCAGTATTAAGAAGTGTGTATGTCGGCATTTTTAAGTTTTTCCTTTAAATCATTATTTTCTTCAATCAATTCTGTTATTCGCTCAAGTGCTGTATAATAAGATTTTGTTAGTGCTTGCATATCCATTTCTATAGATTTTGACATTGTAGTATTGTAATATTTTCCTGTTATTTCTTTATAATCGACAACTTTATCTTTACCCTCTGTGCCTAAGATTTGTCTCCTAAGCAAACGATCATATACTAAGTTGTCGTCCTGTACCATTCTGGTATCTCCCTACCTTTCCAAGTTGCAAAACCTTTTTTCTCTCTTATGTAGTACTTTCTATAAGCAAGAATTGGATTCCCTGCCATCTTACAATCATCAGGCATACATTGAGGCATTGGTGTTCCTTTCTTAAAAGGAATATTCAATGGTGGATTTTTAAGTAACTCTGATGGTTTAGTTGAACCATGCACTTTACCATAACGAGTTGTATACTCTGCTAGTGTTGCTTTGTAGAGTTTATACATTTGTAAATAGTTTTCGACAGACTCACGAACCCATATTGCAGATGGGTGATTGATGTGAGAAGCTTTGTATAAAACATTTTCTCGTTCATCAGACAATCGCCATCTTTTAATATTTCTATTATTTATAGTTTTACCTAAATACAATTCTCCGTCAAGTACTCTGTGTGCAGTTGACATTAGTTGTGCATACTCAATAGGCATTTTGACTACATGTTTATCTATGTGCATCTCTGCACATATTACAGGATCTTTGTGTAAGTAGAATATATTCATATTATATTATTTTCCCAACATTCAAGTGCCAGTTTAGGCTCCAAACGACAAGCTTCACTTTCAATCGCTTTTTCATTACGAGCATATTGTTTCACATGAACCATTTCGTGACAAATTGTTAAAACCATATCTTTTAAATTAAGTTTCTTATCTATTTCAATATAAAATTCACGATTGTTATCACCAATCATACAATAACCTGTTGCATCATTTGGTACGTTTGTTAGTTCAACATTAATCTCTAATGTCCTAAGGCGAGGTAATAGTTTTTTAATTGTATAGTTGATAACTGAATCGCAAAGCTTTCTTTGATATTTGTGACCACCAGAAATTTCAACAGTATTCATATTAAAGCTTTCTCATTTCTCTTTTTAATTAAATGACCCAACTGACGAGAGAGAAATGAGAGAGAGAGTGTCAGTTGGGTCAAAGCCTTTAAGGTCTTTTGTTCAAAAAATATACAGAAAATGCAATCATTATTATGCCAATAGTTCCATAAATCATCATTTTATTAAGTGGCATTGCATCTTCCATACAACTACCACCACAATCAGAACCAGCTACACCAAGAATTAGTATCAAACCAAAAGCACCGATACAACCTACAATAATATTCTTAATATTCTCAAACATATTTTACACCTATGGCATATTTAAATTAGAATTTAGATAAAGAGGGCCAGTCCATTGAATGCAGTATCCACCTTCAAGTACATTTCCCCTAGCTTTATTTCTAGTAGGAGCACTCCAACCAGCACATTTTAATATATCACCTTTTTTGAATTTTTTGTCGTTATCTGTGTTGACAACAAATCCCCAAACTGCATTTCTGCGAATAATTTTGATGTATTTTTGTCCTTGTTTAAGAACCCAACTTTCAGAAAATTCTTTTTTCATTTTTTCATCAAGTCGCATTTGATTATAATCAGCATTTGCAGCTAAAAGTAAATTTTGAATACCATCTTCAACACTTTTAAACTTTTTATTAATTTCTATCATAACTCTCTCTTTTCTCATTTTGTATAGCTATAATAACACAACAAAAACATAAAGTCAAGTCTTTTATGATTTATTTAAGACCTTAAATATTGAATCATTATTTGTGCAAGAGTTTTAAACCATTCTTCATCGTTGCCTCTGGTGGTTTCAGCTGCAACTCCAATTCTAACTCCAGATGTTTCAATAAAACCGCGAGTGTCGTTAGGAACACCATTTTTATTTACAGTAATACCTTTTTCTTCTAGTAAATCTGCAAATTCACGACCACTATACTTTTCTTTATTCAAGTTAATAGTAAACATATGAGATTGTGTTCCACCAGATACTATTTCTACATCAGCAGCTATGAATGTTTTTGCCATCATGTTTGCATTAGCTATTACTCGTTCAGTATATAAATGAAAGTCTGGTTGTAATGCTTCGTAGAAACATTGTGCTTTAGCGGCAATGATGTGCATCAGAGGCCCACCTTGAGTGCCGGGAAATACTGCACTATTAAGTTTATTACTATATTCTTTATCGTTCCACAAAATCATACCACCGCGAGGGCCTCGTAAAGTTTTGTGTGTAGTTGTTGTTACAACATCTGCATAAGGAAATGGATTAGGATATGATTTACCAGCAATGAGTCCAGAGTAGTGACTGATATCTGCAAGTAAGATTGCACCTACCGAGTCTGCCATTTTTCTGAATCGTTTCCAATCAATCACTCGACTATATGCACTTGCTCCTGCAATAATCATTTTAGGACTGTGTTTTAATACTAGTCTTTCTGCTTCATCATAATCAATAATTCCATTATCATCAACACCATAATTCTTGATAACGAACCACTTACCACTTATATTAACATTCGCACCATGTGACAAGTGTCCACCACTAGATAAGTCCATACTGACAATTAAGTCGTTTGGTTTCAAGAATGCTTTGAATACTGCAAGGTTTGCATTTGCACCACTATGTGGTTGAACATTTGCAAAGCTACAATCAAATAGTTTAGTTGCATATTCAATTGCAAGTTCTTCTACCTTGTCAACTTCATCACAACCATTGTAGTATCTTTTGCCGGGCAAACCTTCTGCATACTTGTTGGTTAAGATACTACCACACAATGACATTATCTCTGGACTAGTGAAGTTTTCACTTGCGATTAGTTCAACAGTGTTGTCTTGACGAGCAGTTTCATCAAATACTATTTTTTTGATTCGGGGATCAAACACGTTTACTCCCAGCATTAATGCTTCTAATTTAGTCATTACCATTAGCAGAACGAGAACCTTGTGGATATTCTTCTGGAGCAGGAACTACAAAGTTTTCATCCCAACCAAATGCTTCTTGAACTACATTTGAAGATAATCCTTTATAGACTTGATGTAGTTTTTTGTCCTTTGCATGAACCAAAAGTTTTGCTTCACTTTCGTGTAACGACTCTAGTAACTGAAAGAACATATTTTCTTTTTGTACTTGACGAGTTTTAGGATCAGCACCTTTAATGTAATGCCATAGTGTTCTTGCTTCTCTAGCTAATACATTATGTTCTGTTCCTTCTGGTGCATCATTAGGTGTATAAGGAACTTCACCTTCTGGGAATACCCATTCTAATTTAGGATCAAATGCAGCTTTCAAAAACATTCTTAATGAATCAGTATTATGTTTTTGAAGGAGTTGAACCTTCTGTGATTTAGTTTTTGCTTTTGCTACTTTTTCAAGTATTTCTGAAAAGAGCGGTGTGTATACTTCTACAGGGTTAGCCATGTTTAAAATTCTCCAATTGTTTCAGTAAGATTTTTCAATCTAGATTGTATAAAATAATTTAATAGTTTACTTCGATTGCCACAGGGAGCATTGTCAAAAACTTCATTAATTTCAGTTTCCAACTCAGATGGAATCTTATCAAGACTGATAAGAGTTTCATTCCTTTGGTAATTTCTTTTAACTTCATCAGGTAAATCATCAATATTTGCATCCAACCAGTTTTCAATCTTTTTCTTTGTTAAAGGTTTTTGTCTTAATCCATCTACAAAAGTGTTATCAGGTGATAGAACATTAGGCACTCCATCACTAGTGTCGCCTTTAAGTATGTGTTCCTTTATATAGGTATCTGGATTATATCCATTTACATACTTCTTGAGAATGGGTGAAAATTGATTTACATCAGAATATTTTTGTAACTGAATAAAGTCTTTATCTCCAGAAACAATCATAATTGGTTCTTTCTTGTTTTTCACAAGAGTAGCAATAATGTCATCAGCTTCTGCACCATAAACTTCAAGGTACTTATATGGTAAGTTATCTTTGAACTCTGCTTTAATTTTATTCAGAACTTCAAAGATTGCATCCCAATCCAAGTCAGATTTTTCTCTACCTTTCCTACGACTTGCTTTGTAGTTAGGAAAGAAGTCACGCCTCCAATAATGTTTGGAATCATAAGCAAGTACAACCTCACCATATTCCTCAGTAAATTGACTGCGATACATACGAACCGAATTGAGAATCATGTGTCTTACCATGTTTTCATCTGGTTCTTTAGATTTAGTCATATTCAAATGCATCATTAGACTAGCTACTGTGATTTGATTCATATCAATAATTATCATAATTTATAATGTGCGTTAAAGCTCATGCTCCTTCTT